ACCACAAATTTGATCGCGTCCGCCGCGTTGACCTTCTCGTACAGGATGGACTTACTGCCCGGCATCCCGATCTTCGGAGAGACGGTGAGCCAGTCGGGTTTCTCGCGCAAAAGCTCCGTGCCGCTGGTTTCAATCTGGACGTAGTAGCCGGTCTGACCCAAAGCCCAAAGGAGAAGACTCAGGTCTTGCGCGGCTGGCTCCCCGCCTGTTACGAGAATCCACCGCTCGCCTTGCGCCAAGTCGTAGATGTAGGATGCGATCTGATGCGTGTTCGCCAGGCACCAGGATGGCGACTGAGAATCGGCGCAGGCTTCCGCAAGTGTGGCGACCCGAAACTGCTCGTCGCGCTCCCAAGTGTGCCGTGTGTCGCAATACGGGCAACCCACAGCGCAGCCTTGCAGGCGCAGCAGGATCATCGGGATGCCGGTCTTGACGCCTTCACCCTGAATTGCTCGATACACGGTCGCAACAGCGTAATCCATATCAGGCCCCCGCGAGCACCGCGGTGACCGGCGCAGGCTCGTTGGCGATCTCACGCCCGGCCTTGCGTTCGTACCGCTTGATCGAATTGATAACCCAGTAGGTGACCGGCGTCACGATGGCCTCATAGAGCGTTTTCGCCAGTGTTGCACCGATGACCATGTTGGGGATGGCGAAGGCGGGCACGACGCCCCAAAAGGCAATTAATGTGAAGACCAGGCTATCCACGCCCTCGCCAAAGAGCGTGCTGGTGATCGTGCGCACCCACAGGTACTTCGGCCCGGTAGCCTGTTTGATTCTGACCAGCACCCAGGCGTTGACGTTCGTGCCGCAGAGATAGGCGACGAACGACGCCAGCAGCAGGCGCGGCGTGACGCTCAGGACGGTCTCGAATGCCGACTGGTTCTCCCAGAAGGGCGCGTAGGGCAGGCGCAAGGTAAGGACGAAGAAGGCTACCGCCAGCAGGTTACAAGCGAAGCCGAGCCAGATGATCTTGCGCGCCGTGGGCAAGCCGTAGACTTCCGGCACCACGTCTCCGATGATGTAGACGATAGGGAAGCATAACAGGCCACCCGCCAGGACAAGCGGGCCGATCTGTAGGAGCTTCGAGGCGACCACGTTGGCGACGATGAGACAGGTCACGAAAACCGCCGCCAGGACAACCAGCATGGGACTGACGCCGTTCTGTTTGGAGTCCATCACCAATCCCCTTTCTCGATGACCGCCGAGGCCGGGCCGTGCGACGTGGTTTGGCCCGTGATGGTCACGCGCAGATGGTCGGTGCTCAAGACGGCGTCCAGCGCATCGAAGATTTCTTGACATGAACTTTCCAGTGTAACGCTCATGTCAATGAAACGCAGCAACCACTTCTCGAAAGAGCAGAATTCCAGTAGCACCGTGCGCGGCTGGTACTCCACTTTGGCGGTCGCCAGGAACGGTCGTGCGCCGAGCGTGCAGTCGCGCGATGACCAGGGTGATTCCAGGGTGATCTGCGTCACTCTGGTCGGGTTGGGGACGGTCAAGATTTGGGTTGCCATAACACACTCCATTTTCTCTACGCGTTCGATCAATGGTAACAGGCCCAAACGTTGTCCTTCCGCGTGTAAGGTGTCTCGATCAACAAGCAGACCATACTCAGTAATAATCTTCCAACCGGCAGCCGTTAGCCCTTCCAGAAGTTCCGAACGTTTCCATTCGTAGACGTGCGCCGCATATTGGGTATCGTAGCCGTCTTGGGTTTCCGGTGTATTAGGACACGTGAGCACAAGCATCGTGCCCGGCTTTGCCACCTTGCGACATTCCACAAGCGACGCCTGGCCCATGTCCTTATGCATGTGTTCCAATGCAGAGGTGTACACGATCACGTCAAACTTGATTGGTGCTAGTTTGGTTGCCATATCCGCGACATTGCTTTCAACAAAACGGGTCTTGAAAGGATAGTAACCTTTCTCAACTGGTTTATTGTCCGTCACGCGCTGTTTTTGCCAGACGGCATTTTCAGGTCGAATATCTACCCCTGTATACCCGGCGATGTCTGCGGACAGGTAACGCAGGAGCGGTAACAATAAGCCTCGCCCGCAACACACGTCGAGCACCTGGTAACCCTTCTTGCACCACTTAGCGATCTGGTGGTGTTGGATGTAGTTCATGGTGTCCAAGTTGGAAAAGAAGCCATCGCCAAGCTGCCGGTAAAAATTGCGCATTTGGTAGGTAGTACACAGGATATCGTCGCGATCCATTCCCGGCTCGACCTTGAAGACAATTTGCTTTTCGCTATAGGTGTCGATTTGTTTAGTCACGCTTCAAAATCTCCATTGCCCGGCTCGTGTCTCCTACCCCCCCGATCCAACGAATGCTCGGCAAGATAAAGTTGCATCCCATCCTGCGCGTGACCGAGGTCACGCTCAGGACTAAACGGGCTATCCACGAGATGTAGCCGTAAACCAGCTTCAGCGGCGGCGATCTCGCCGCCGCGAGGCCCGCGTGCGTCCGCTAGGTGTAACTTGACACCCTTATCGGCATCCCCGTAATTGATACCGTTGGACGTATCAGCAAGGTGCAGGCGAACGCCTGCTGTGTCAGAAAGGCCGTCTATAACATATCTGACCGGAGCCATAGCGGCGGAAGTACTTGCAAGATGGATATTGATCCCGGATTCCGCCGCGGCTAAATTGCCGACACCCATATTGCTTGTGCTGTTTTCGTGTTTTCCTGGCTTATCCGCCTCAGCGGTCACCAGATGTGCCAACAGTCCTGCGGCGCATTATCGTTGCCGGGTATGTAGACTTCGCCCCATCGTTGCCGTAACCATTGCTCGGCTTTCATGTAGGACAGGGCTGAGATGGCACAGATTTTTGCCCGGTCATTACGACTACGGTCGGCAAAATCACCGGGATCGAAACCCATGCTGCGTACAAGTGGTGTATTCTTGCGCCAAGCCGCTACGTCCCCTAAATCCATTTGTATGAATTTACCATGTCGTTCGTCAAATACCGGCACTCGTCCGTAACGAAAACCCATGCCCCATGACGATGAGTCAACGGAGTACCAACGAAACGAACTCATCACCGGCCAACTGGTCAACGCAAAGCCATGAAAAACCGATTTGTTGCCCGCGATCTTGAAACATTTCACCAGCCAGGCCATGAGCGCGGTTTTGCGACTCTGCATGGCCGCCACGCCGAGCGCGATGTAGGGATAACGCTCGACGTAACGTTCCAGCCAAACAAAATCCTCGTTGACATGAAAAGCCGGGATCGGTGTTACGTCTAAAGCCTCCATGCGTTGCTGGTTTTCCCAAGTGGCCTCGGCGTTACCAATCACGTCCAGGTTGGCGTAGACGCAAAATAAATGTCGCCACCGTTTGACCCACGCGACGTATTCCTCGACGGTGATTTTAGCGCCTTGTGTCATGGCACTAAATGATGCGGTTCTGCCATTGTTCATCTGCCATATTGGTCTCCTGATGTTTGTCGCTTCTAGCATACTCGCAATTATGACGCATGTCAAGGGATTGCGCATTCGTGCTATAATATCCTCATGGACTTGCCGAAAAGCCTAGACGACATGAAACTGGAAGTTGCCGCCTGCGTGCGCCACTTTCCGCATTTCGTCCATACCCATTGCGAGATTTACGACGCGGTGTCCGGCGACTGGCTGCCGTTTCATCTCTGGCCGCGCCAGATCGAGGTCGCGCAGACGTTGGAGGCTGACCGGCTGGTCGTGATCCTCAAGGCACGCCAACTGGGCATGACGTGGTTATGCCTGGCCTATGCGCTGTGGCTGATGATCTTCCGGCCCGCGGCGACGATCCTGATCTTCTGTCGCACGGATCGCGAAGCGGTGTACCTGCTCGGCCCGGAACGTCTGCGCGGCATGTGGTCCCGCCTGCCGGACTGGCTCAAGGCGGGTATCCGCGTCACCGACGATTCCGACCATACCTGGGGCCTGTCCAACGGGAGTATCGCGCGGGCGCTGCCATCCGGCGCGGGCGACGCGTTTACTGTGACCTACGTCCTCGTGGACGAGGCCGACATCTGTCCCGATCTGAACGACCTGCTGCGGCGCGCCAAGCCGACCATCGACGCGGGCGGGCGCATGACGCTGCTCAGCCGCTCGGACAAAAGCCAGCCGCAATCCATCTTCAAGGCCATCTACCGCGGCGCGGTGCGCGATCCTGATAACAGCGAGTGGACGCCGGTGTTTCTGCCGTGG